CAACTATGAGGGGGAGGATACCGTAATGTTCGACGAGTTTCGGGACGAGGACTGGCCGATCACCGACATGAATACCTACTGCGACAAGTGGCCCTGCGCGCTCAACTGCCGATACTATAACAAGTGCGCGATGTGGACGCGCGTGTTCATCTGCGCAAACAGGAACCCCGACGACTGGTACTTCAACGCTGGAATGCATCTCCGCTACGCCTTCTTCCGTCGATTCGCCGCCATCTACGAAGTAAACTCCCAAGAAGAAATAATAATATTATAATTTAAAAAAAATGTCGTCATTTATTTTCATTTATTTTTCCGCATGTCTGTTGATGTAATTCACGTCATTTATTATTTTAATTTTTATGCATGTCTATTGATGTAATTCACGTCATTACTGTGGCATTAAATCTGTATCGTCATCCAAATCTTTTCTGCCGGTAAATAATACATTAAACCTAATCTTTACTTCCATCTTGGGTCTTATCTTTATATTTCCCACAACAAAAAATGTATTAGAATGCTCACAGATACATGGCATATAATACATAGTATCTGTGGGATTGGTCCCCATTGCTGCCACCAATCCATCAGATTTAGGATCCTTCATATCCTTTTTTATACTCCATCTATGATTAACAGTCGCTTTATTATTGCTCCTATCAATATTACCGACATTAACATTTTTAGAATAAAAATTCTTAGTCCTCCAATCAGGTGAAAGCTGTGCTTTCACCCATGTAGGTGTTGAATTCAATCCCGTAGTTTCATTTAAAAATATTCCGAAACCATATTGATTATTATTAGAATCAAGATCATCTGCCTGATTAACCGTAATCGTTATTTGCGAACTATACACCTTATAATGTGTATAATAACGAGCGAAAAAACCATACATCTCCGAAGTCGTATTAAGAGTACTTAACGAGGCATAACACGGATCATATATAGAGTTTACTCTAAACATGATCTGTGACAACCCCGTACTTGGATCATACATTGCATTCATAAATGGTCCACTAAATGACACTGTACGCAATACTTCTTCAGCATTATAATAAATAGTCTGAAACGTTTTTTCTGGTATCAGCTTAGCAATAGTCCCTCGGACACTAGAGATCCTTGGTCGGCGTCGTGTTATTCTTCTCCTCTTGCTAAGACGAGCTGGCAGCATAGAGCCACCCCGCTTCATCCCCACACGCGTGAAAGCCCGCCGCGCGACAGCACGCCGCGCACGTCGCCGCACTCGCCGATACAGCCGCCTCCGCCCAGCAGCAACAGCAACCATGTTTATTAATTATTTAATTAAATTAATAAAATATCTGACGTCACAGAAAATATCTGTGCACTGTGCAGAAGTGTGTAGAGGGTAATACTAGACCTCTACACACTTACGTCACCTTCGGTGACGTCACACCCCCCACGTCACCCAATTCCTGGAACTAACCCTAACCATTACCCTAAAATATCTTACCCTAAATATCTTGTCCCATAATTTTTTTTATTTTATAGCTATCCCTTCGATTTACCCTAAAAAATATCTCCCTAAAAAAATATCACCCTAACGTACTTGAACCCATGGTCACTTGCTAATAAGCATATAACCTACCTAAATAACTAGTACGTCATTGTGACATCAATAATAATTTTTAATTTACGCTTTATTTAATTTTACAATGTCCTCACCGACCCCACCATTATTAGAAAATGTCGATGTCGAAACGGTGGACTTTCACCGTGAACAACCCGCTCGAATGGCGCCCAAGCTTCAACGCAGCGACAATGGCCTATTTAGTGTGGCAGCACGAGGTGGGCGAGCAGAACACGCCACACATACAGGGCTACGTAAGATTCACGGCACGAAAGAGACTGGAGACCGCGAAACGCGCGATCTCCGACAGAGCTCATCTAGCTGTTGCGCGCGGCACGGAAGAACAGAACCGAGCCTACTGCACGAAGCCAGGAGGAACAGAGACGACAGAGCTTGGAGAGTACTCGGCAGAGGCTGGGAAGCAAGGACAGAGAAGCGACCTCGAGGAAGTCACGGAGAAGCTGAAACGCGGCGCGACGCTGAAACTGATAGCGGAGGAGAACGCGAGCTGCTACGTCCGGTACCACAGCGGTCTCGCGAGCCTGGTCCGGATCCTTGCACCGCCGCCACCGCCGGAGAGACCTGTTCATTGTGTCATCCTATGGGGGCCGACAGCCACGGGCAAAACTCACCGCGTACGCTCATCCTTCCCTGGTATATATTCGATCAGGGCTGGACGTGGCCCTTTTGACAACTATGAGGGGGAGGATACCGTAATGTTCGACGAGTTTCGGGACGAGGACTGGCCGATCACCGACATGAATACCTACTGCGACAAGTGGCCCTGCGCGCTCAACTGCCGATACTATAAC